CGGGAATGGTCACCTCTGGACAGTGGTTTGCTGTAAAAGATTCCTTACTAGGGGGTATATCATCGGGTTTGGTATTGCATATCGACATAATAATTACCGCTTTGTTTGTCCTCGTTTTTAAGCAGATGCCCTATTTTTGATTTGCTTGGCGTAACCGTAGACAGTCCCTCAATGATTGTTGCAGGGTCTACGTTAAAGCCTGCAAACCTCAACCATACTTCTAATCCGCCAGAATTAAAAAATGATGCCAACGTTTCAATGTCTGCCGGCCCATCGAATGCGGTCGGCAGCTTGTAGTTACTACTGTTCCTATAATATCCTTGTATCATTTCCCTGTTTACTTCTCCTTGCTTGTTTATAAAGCCAACCCGCCTAGCCAGCCGCCAATCTCTAACAGCCTGCTCGATGACTGCCCCAGCAAAATACATTGCTGCTAAATCTTCAGGACTGTCGGCTGCATCATTCACTTGACCAAATCTTATTACCTTTCCTATCCCATCCTACATGGCGGCCTCTCTTCTTGTATGCTTTAACTTGCGGATGGTCTTGCCACTCGACAGCATCCGGCCAAGTCGCCACTACTTCTACCCAGCCGCCAGGTAATCGCTCATCTGGCTTGAACTCAATATAGCGTTTGCCTCCTACCATCTCAGCTAACTCCTTTGCCGTCATTTGGTTCATTAGTTCGATATATATATATATTAGTGAACTAATGAACTACGTTTTTGTTAGGAAAAACACCTGTTCAGGGTGACTCAAGTTCACCCCTGAACTAGGCAGTTTTTCTACGCGTAAACCATTAGTTTTAAAGGGTTTAGGTGTGTTTTTGTTGTTCATCGTACTTTTACATTAGTGAACCGACCAAAAGGCATCCATATACCGCCCTCTTGCTTAAATACTAAGTCATTCTCTTGCAGTACTTTAAGTAGCTTATAGAAGCTCGTTTTCCCTATTCCATGCTCATTCTTAGCCTTTTCAAGCCAATCGCCAAAGGTCAGCCCTTTAGATGGCAGCAATTCAAGTATCTGCTTCTCGCTGAAGGCTTTGTTTCTGCCAGGTTGTTTAATCCCCTCAACGTCAACGTCTGCACATGGTCGCAATTGTGGGAAGTCCCAGCGTAGGCCAAACGCCGGCAATGCTGGGAAGGCTCTCAGTGTAGTCTCACAGATATATGCGTCTTCTTCTTCATGGTCTGTAAGCGTTATAATAGCGTCAGGGTCACGCGCCAGTACACCAGAGCCAGACATCCTATCTATGGCAAACTTACCCGCCTGGCTGCCTTTACTGAAATGATGCGCCAAACCAACGGCAGAACCAGATTGAACAGCTAACGCTTCAAATTCATTCATAAGATTAGCCATCTCGCCGGCATCATTCTCGGAACGCCCGCCAAGTAGCTTATAAGCAGGGTCGAATATAATTAGGCTAAAATCATGTTCACTTATTGCCTTCTCTATAGGAGGCCTTAAATCGGTCATATCTGCCGCGAACCCTCTTAAATTCATTACATGAAGGCGCGAAATGTCCTTTATTTTCCTAGCCTGCAAGATTGCGTCCATACGCTGCCTAAATAGAAAATCTGGTAGCTCGAAGTTAACGTATAAAACATCCCCTAAATTAGCCTGAAAACCCCACCACTTGCCGCCGGTTGATACTGCCGCCGCTAAATCCATCAAAGACCATGTTTTGCGGCCCTTACTTGTGCCGCCTACAATCAGTTTGCCGCCCTTATAGATTACCCCGTCAATCACTTGCGGAGGGATTGCCATTGGTTCAGCGCTTAAATCATCGTAACTCTTTATTTTAAACGCTGCCGGCGTTTCTTCTTTCTTCTCTTCAGGCTTATCGACCTTTAACGGCCTAGCCAATACCAGCCCATCTTTTAGCGCCTCCTTGCCTGCAGATTGTAGCCATTCATTAGGGTCTTTGTGGTCTTGTGGCACATTGACCTTGTAAACCTCACCAGCGGCCAATTGTGCGACATTGTTAACCCATTTTTGGCCAGGCTCATCATTTTGAGGCCAGATATAAACTTTCTGCCCTTCGGCCATGAAGTTCGCCAGCTTCTTGGTATTGCTCGCCCCTCTACTAACTAGCACACAATGCTTTTCCGGTTGCCATGCGCCATTCCCAAAACCTTGGCTATCCATGAATGCGAAGGCATCCCATTGACTTTCGAAAACGTGCATATTAGGCGCATCATGCTTACCAATTAACCAGGGCTGATTACCTCCGCCAGTTATCCGCCATCCGGCTTGGTTGCGTAGGTGCATTCCCTGGTAAGCTCCGCCTTCATTGTAGATAGGAAATGCAATTGATTTATCATGCAGGCCGATTAATCCATGCTCGATAAGGCCGGCAAGAAGTGTTTTTGAATAGCCTCTAACCTCGCCAAGTTTAAGTAGCCATTTCTCTTTTTCTACAAGAGCCTCAACGGCCTTAACCCATTCGCTCGGTACTGCCGACTTTCCAATTGAAACAGTTGCTTCAAGTGGTTTATGGTCGCAGTAATTCCTATATAATTTTAAAGCCTCTTTGGAATCGCATTTGAAATGCAACTCTAAGAAATCCATCTCATCACCGCCCTGTCCGGTTGCAAAGTCTTTGAAGTGCCAGCCCTTGCTATCCTCATAAATTCCCCATGAAGGGTTTCTGTCTTCTCTAAATGGCGAACAAACTAATTTTTTCGCAAACTCAGCATAGCCCAAAACGTCCATCAATTGTGGAAGGGGCAACTTGTCTTTTAGTTCATCAATCTGCATTTAAGCGCCTCCCTATCGCCTGCCAAGTCTTCGTGTACGTCGCACAAGTCGGCAACTCGTTTTGATGCGTGTATTACGTTGCCGTGTGTTCGATTAAATGCATGGCCTACCTGTGCGCATTTATTTGACTCGTATGCAATAGCCATACCCAACAAACGCGGCCAACTGATAGGCCAAGGCCCGCGCCTTTTCTGTTTTAGCTTCTTTTGTGCAATTCCGAAATGCTTTGCTGTAACTTTTAAAATTATTTCTGGTTTCATTTTGTAGCCTCTAAAATCAACAGCGCATCGGCTGTTTTTAATGTCACTCTAATGTCAGGAAATAAACGTTGAGCCTCTGCCTTCAGTTTGTTTTTCCATTGTGTAGGTGTAAGCCCTTTGCTGGTTCCTAGCCCTAGTTTTTTCTGCCACTTCTGAGGCGTGATTAATTCGGTTCTAATATATAGCCCTGACAATGCGCCTAATATATAGCCAAAGTTGCGGCCGAAATTGAACATTGCAGAACCTGGCGCACCAGGGCCGCCGATATAGCCGCCAACCTTTTCAACGTAGGCGACTGTAGGACTGTCAGGGCTGTAGATATTAACAAACAAGTCGCGCAAATCGCCTTCCGTGTCCGGCATATTATAAACAACGACCTTCTTATCTGGATAACTTACTGCAATGCCTCCGCTCTTGCCTGGGTCAATTGCTATGTGTGTCATACTAGCGACCTTTTGGCTTCTTGAATTTCAGCGTGCAACAAATCCAACGGAGCAAGCCCGCGCAATGGCACAATGTGATTTAAAGGGCCGCGCCCTGTCACTACGTCGGCTTTGTGCGTGCGTGCATCCTGGTCGCGTATCCATCCAACAATTATAACTGTGTCGCGTGATTTGTACTCAACCAGGACAAGCGCTGTATCTTCTCGGCGTTCCTCCTCTTCCTTGTTCCAAATAACAGGGACAAGCATTCCTAGCCCAATGTTATTACTTGTCTTAACATCAATTTTTAAATCGCCCACTTGAAAATCAACTCCACCATCGCCGCTTGGCCTATCTTCCAAATCTGGCGCTAATCCGTACTCCAAAGCAAAGCCTACTTCGCCCGTTAAACCCTTAACCCAATAGTCGCCCGTTAATACTCTGTGATGAGTATCAAACCTATGGTTATTATGCCGGCGTGCAGCGTGGCAGTTGATTGTATCTTGCCAATCGGCGGGTATGTAGACAGTCATTTGTTTTTAGTTTTTGCTCGATGTTCTCGCAGCATTCTTACTTCTTCGGGCGACTCTGCAGGCCAGCGGCCAGATAAAATATTCTCTTTAATTTTCTGAGATAATTTCTTATTGATAGCCTGAAAACTATCCTCGCCTGACAAGCCTTTAACGCGGGTCATTTTTCAGCGTCATTTAGTTTTTGCTCTAAGGCACAGATATAAAACCATTGGTCAATGATTTCATATTTTTGCTGTTCCAATAATTGCCTAACAGATAGCCGGCAAAGATGTTTATTGCCGTTAGGATTATGCTCTGCCATGCCTGCAAGAAATTTTGCGTTAGCTTCCCTGCCAAATTTGGTCATGCCAATCTCAAGCAATTGCTCGTCTGTTGTTATTGCATTCGTTCCCATACTGCCTCCGTCAAATCTAGGTCATTATAAAGGTATGTTATTGCCTCGTCTTTGTTTGAATAATATAGCTCGCTAAAAAACTTACCGCTGCCGTTCTTTTCACCTACACCAAGAAAACGGCCCAACCTATCAAGGCTAATTCGTTCACCGTATGCGCTGCAAAATAGTTCCATTGTGTCGGTAATATTTTTGCAATAATAACGCCCGTCCTTTATTCCTGTCGGCACACTCAAATTGTATTTCCAACTTCTTTTAATTAGGAACGGCCAATCAAAACTATTTGAATTATGGCCAACCCATTTAGCGCATGAATTAAGCCGAAAATATTTCCAAAATTCTTTTAGTGTGTGTTTCTCGTCCTGGTAATCTAAAACAGTCCTCTCGCCTTCAGTCTTCATACCAATAGCAAGCACGCGCCCCGTGAGGGGCGACAGTGCTGCTTTGGCAATATACTCGGCGCGTTTCTTTTCTATATATTCGTCAATTGATTCCTGTTTCTTGTATGTCTTAGGAGCTTCAAAAAACGGCATATCTTGTTTTAGTTCCTCCTGGCCAAGAGCCATAGTTTCTATGTCGAAAAATATTGGCGCTGTATTGTAATAATCTACTTCTACCTCTTCCGCTGGGTTTGGATTTTTTGGCCTAGTCATTTAATTAAAAAGGTACGTCGTCTTCGTCTAGGTTATCGGCTTGCGCTGGCGCTGTAGGCTGACTTGCTGCCGGTTTTACTGGTGCAGGGGCCGGCACAGGGTCAAAACCTTCTCGGTCTTTTCTGCGAATATATTCACCAGTCAATTGAGGGAATGCCTCGCCCTTGCGTTTAGGTGTTAGCGTGTCAATTGCAGTGTATTCGTTGCCGGTCGTCTTGCTTGTTTTAGTCGTTAAAACAAGAGTGGCATTTACGCCTACAAGTTTCTCAAGTGGGATGTTTTCGCCGCTCTCGATTGGCTTGCCCCGCCAACTGCATAAGAATTTAAATAGGCTGGCTTTTTCATTTAGAGGTTTACCAGGTTCCGGCAAATTGAAACGCTGAGTTCTAACAGTGAACGAATTGCCTGTTGACTCAACCAAGCCGGCCGTATCTTTATCCAATTCAAAAACAAACTCGCATTGGTGTTTGGTTCCGAATTGTGTTTCTTGCTCGCCCAGGTCAACCAAATCGCAACAAGTTGCCTTGTGAATCCCTGCCGGTGCGTTCTGCCATTGGCCGCCCGCCCCGCCTGTCATTTCTTCATATTTTACTTCTAACATTTTATTATTTTTATTTCAGTATTTGCCACAATGGCAAAATTCATTTTGTGCATTTCTTCAGGTAATCATCTAACGCCTGTTTGCTGATTCTTACGGTTCTATGTCCTAGCCTTTGCGCCTTAATTAATTTAGCCGATACAAGCCGCTGCACCTGGCGCTTTGATACCTCTAAATATTCGGCCGCTTGTGGATATGTCATTTGCCGAATCGAATTATTTCAAGTTTAGGTTTACAGAGTCCTGCCGCTGGGTCGCAGATTTGGGCGAAGGCTTCACGGCTCAAATCAATAGCCCTGCCTAGCCTCTTATTCGGGCCTCTGTCGTTAATTCTTACGACGACGCTTTTCGGCCCGAGGGTAACTTTTACCAACGAATTAAACGGAATCGGTTTGCCTTGCCACTCGTACATGGCAGCCGTCAAACCAGTGCCGTCGAAACGCTCCCCGTTTGCTGTGATGCCGGCCGACTCTTTACCGTACCAGGAAGCCGTAACTGTCGGCGGTTCTGCATAGGGTCGAGACACAACCCACATAAACACAGCCGCACTACTTATTATTGTTATTAATGTTTTCATTTGTTTGGTTTTAAATTTCTGGTGACTGCCACCTACTTTAAATTTTTTTTGTTTTGGTGACTGCCACCCGTGGCAAAAAAACTCTCAAACGCAAGCCTAGCAACTGAGCTTATATTTCTGTCTGTTTCTTTTGCGTGCTTTTTTAATTTAGCCTTCATTTGTTTACTAATTTTTAAGCCTATTGTTTCCATTATTAAATTATAAATAAAGTTTATGTATTACTTTTAGTGACTGCCACCTCTTTTGTTTTTTTTTCACTATAATTTGTTTGCTCCAAATTTTGAGAATTAATAAATCTTTCCCATTGTTTCGGGTTATCTTTTTTAATTTTCACCATGTTATCAATTGCCGTTTTAATTTCTTTGTTTTCAAATAAAACAATTCGAGAGGATATACCTCCTGATAATTTTGAACAAAATTCATCTGATTTATTTAATGCGCGGTTTAGTCTATTTGAATTGCAACAATTTAAATCTAACATTTTGTTTAGATTAATATTCATTTGTTCGTAATTTTTTTGGGCGCTATATGCTGAGGCTTTCCAAAAATATTTCCAAAATCTCTCCACCTCGGCTTTATCGCTATTATCCAAATTTGGAGTAAAAACAAATATTCCTCCTAAAATAAACATTAGTATTATTAAAATGTTTAATTTGCCTAAAGTTTTGTAGCTGTTTGAATTTGTTGAGTCTCCTTGGTTGTAGTGCGTTTCTTTTTGTTCTTTTTGTAATTGGTCAATAATCATTTTTAGCTAGTTTTTTCCTTTTTGGCGTTTGTTTTTTAACTGGTCAATTAGTTCCTGAATTACTTCAGTCTTGTTTTTGCCAGTTTCTTTGCAATATGCCTCAACATCCTCAAGGTTTTGCACCCATACAGATAATTGTTTTTTCTTTTCGCTCCTTTGGTTTGGCATTGGCAAGCTCTTTAGAGCATAGGTAGCTGCCACCCGTCAAACCTTTTTTAAATATTTTTATTTTTTTTAAATATTCCAAAACTTAGTTGCCTGCTTTGGCCTGACCAACTCCTTGTAATGTTTGTTAATCATTTCTGCAGAGTTGCCAGCCTCTTCGGCTGTTTCGCCTATGTTTTTAAACTGCGCCAAATGATAGCTGCAAAACGAATGGCGCAAACTGTTGGCCGGTATTGCGTCCAGGTTCGCCCGTCTAGCTTTATCGTAAACGGATTGAGACAATGGAAGGGTCGCAACCTTTAGTGCCTTTTTAAGCCATTTAATAGCCATAGGTTGCAGCGTGCAAATGCGTCTTGCCCTCAGTTTGGCCGCTTGGCCTCGTACTGTTACAATACCGTCGTCGAGGTCAATATCCTGTCGGCGTGTCTGCAATGCTTCAGAAACGCGCAAGCCACAACAAAGCACTAAAACAACAATTGCCGCACATTCCGGCACAGTAACAGCCTTGGCCAAATAACTTGCCGCCTCATCAACTGTCAGAATTGCTACGTCTGTTTGGTCGGATAATTTGCGCTCGATTGATGCAAAAGGGCTTTTGCGGCCTACAGAGTAACCGTTTTTTTCTGACCAATTGCGTAGGGTTCCTAAATCGGCTAATGCTCTGTTAAACCTGACAATTGAATAGTTTTGACCATCAAGCCAATCTGCAATTTTTTCAGTTGTTATTTCATCAAATTTTTTAGAACCATTTAACGCCCCAAACTGGTTAAACGTCGAGCGATAGCTTTTAAGCGATTCGGGCCGCAATCCCTTTGAGGTTTTAGCCTTCAAGAATAAAGTGGCTGCCTGGTTAAACTCAATCGGCTCTTGTGGCTCACCTCCTTTTTCAAAGAACAAACAGGCTGTCAGTAGGTCGTAATTGCCAGCCTGCGAGCGCTTCCAGGCTGTATAAAGCTTTTCCCTGTCATCATCCTTGAGACTTTCCCAATCTTTTTGGCCCTTCTTCTCTGACTTTTTTAAATCTGTTAGTTTTGCCTTGGCGTTTGCTTTGGTTGAATACCATTTGCGTTTTCGCTCCTTGCCTTTGAACCAACATACCTCGAAAAAAGTTTTGCCCTTATGGGTTAACTCTCTCACTTTCATAACGCGGAGTAGCTGGCATTTTGCTGGCACTAAATGCAAGCCCTTTTTTCTTCTTCTGTCAATTATGGGCAACTATAGGCATTTAATTAAATAGCGTTTTTATTAATAAATATGCAAATTATTCAATAAATACAGTGTTTAAATAAAAAAGAATAATACTGCCAGAAGGGGTTTCGACTCCCCCCGCCTCCACCACTTTTTCTTAGGAAATAGAGAGATTTAAGAAAAGGCTGGCATTTTTCTGGCACTAAAGTTTGTTAAACCATCGCCAGGCGCTTGGGTTCTGCTTCTTAAATAAGCACAAACCACTAGCCAAATTTGATACTACCTTTTCCTCATTATCGAACTCCAGCGCGTAACCGTGCGCCAGTGCATGAATTACTTCATGCAGGAATGTGTCCGCTAAAGAGTCGTCACTTTGCGACCTGGCTAAAACTATCTCTTGTTTTGTGCAATCGCACCAGCCGGCAGCTTCAGCCATTTCGCCATCGTCCGTAAACCTCACTCTGTAGGATAGATTTAGTATCTGCAAACGCTTTGGCGCGGCTATTTTTCGAGGAGTTGCCATGCTGCAAAATATGGGGCTAAAACTCCGCCTGTTTGACCTGGCGACCAATTATATCTTGTAACATCTGCCAACTCTACCGGCAGAATAAAAAAGGCTCTATGCTCTAGGCCTACAAATATAATTATATCGCATTCCTCTTTGGTATATTTCTGCGCTGTCTGCCGGCATTTACAGCCAAATGAATAGCGGCCTATATGTTTGCCCTTTTCAATAATGGGCTTTGCGGCAGTTTTTACCTGAACACGCTTAAATTTTTGCCCCTTGACGGCAGCAATATCGAACGATGGTTGATGAGGCGACATACACACTTGCCAGCCTCTAATAGCTAATTCTGCAGCGGCTAAATACTCACCTGCAGCGCTGGTTAATAAAACATCACTCGTTAGCGTTGGCCCGTTCATTCAATGCGTCCATTATTTCTTTCATTCGGGCATCTGGAACGAACCAGCCGGAAAAATCCGACTTAAACGATTTACCAGCGTGGATTTTTTCGACTGTCTTGTTGGCTGGTATGACGACTATTTTCGACGCGCAACTTGTCAAGCATACCATCAAGAGTAGTATTAAGTAGTTCCTTATTTTCGTTAGCGATTGCAGTGTCGATGTCATTTGCCAACTCTTTATACTCGTTGTTGTCGTCTTCGAGTTTCTTAATGCGCCGCCTAGCCCACCAACCAATAAGGGCCGCAACTATACCAAGCGCGGCCTCAAGCATTAGTCGTTTTTCTTGGCTAAACCTCGGCTAACACTGTAGCCCATGCCGGCTAACACTGTCGAAGCCATGCCAAGCACTTTATCAATTTGGCTACCGTCACTTATTACGCCAGAAGCGAATAATAGGCCAAGTATAGCCGCTGCACTTGTGAACCAGAACTCTGTTGTTTTATAACCAGGTTTCATAAAATTATTTGCCGTTGTTTTTAATTAAAAAATAAATCTTCGCCACCAGGTAAACTAAACAGGCGGCCGATATACAAATTTGTAACAGTTGCGATAGCTCAACATAATAAACGCCTACGCCTCCCCCGCCCGCTCCGGCTGCCTTCACTATGTCTGCCACGTCGTTTGTCATTTGCTCTCAGTGTTTACGGGTTCCATTGCACTAACAACCATTTGAGTAAATTTAGCCATGCCCTCACAAGGCGGTTGCTGTTTGGCCGACAATTTTATGTCGTATTTACTACTAAAATCTGTCTCGCGTGTGTGCGTTGATTTACTCGAAACAACGCCCGTGTGATGTTTTTCATGCGAAAAGCCTGCACTTGCCTTTACTCCCCAAAAGCCGCCAGATACTTCGCCGTGAGCTTCTGTTTTACTGCCGTCTGTTTGTGTGTTCCCCTTTTCGTCAACCTGGCTAGTATGGCTTTTGATTTCTAAACTAAAATCAATCTCAACGTCGTCAATTGCTAGGTTTGGAATTGTCACGCATGAGATTAAAGGCATTTTGAGAGTTTGCTTTTGTGGCGTTGTTCGCCCCTCTATTAGCCTCTCTACCTCCACGTCTACCGTGCGAGTTTTAACCTTCTTAGTTTCTTCGTCAGTGGTAAAAGCGAACTCATTTATAAAGTCCAAACTGACCATTGCTAAATCGCGCTGGCCTTGGGCGGCCGCCGTCAATGGGTCAACGAGTAGGCTTTTTAAAGGCAAGCCTTGGTAATCTTTTAACTGTTCTGAATCTGCAGCCATTTTTTATTTATGTTGTCGGTATTTTTTTAACTAAACTGTCGCCGATTCTTGCAAGCCCTTCAGCCTGGTCGCAACCGGCAAATTTTATTCTCACGTTAGCCATTCTTTTTTTTCTTAACTTGCCAAAACAGCTTTTTGCTTCTTTGCCTTCAAGGTTTAAATCAACTTCAAAATCTAATTCGCATTCTGCAATTTTTAGCGCGTTATGCGGGACAAGCGAAAAAACTGGAACCTCTACTGTCTTCTCTCCTAACTCAACCTTAACCGTTTTAGGCTTTCCATCATCATCGAAATAAGTCCTATTTAAATTCTCGATGTAATCACCCTCTACCGTTTTTTGAGCTTCAGTAACGGCAGTGTATAGCGCGTGGAATACGTCGCCGACCTTGTCCACTATTCGCCTTCAGTCGGTTCTTCTGTAACAACTTCGACCGGCTCAATTTCTGGTTGTGTCATGTCTTGCTCGACACCTAAACTAGCAAGTACTAAACCGCTAATATATTGGCTATCACTGTCGGCAGATTCGGAAGTCCAATTAGACCAATTTTCACCCTCCAATTTATAAAGCCCATTATACAACGGCAGCGGCATAAAATTGCCTTCAGTATCTTTACCGAATGCTTGAACAGCATATTGTAAACTATAGGGCGCGTCGTTGACGCTATTAAGCGCAATGACAACTTTACTAAAGTTTTTGCCCTCATCTGGTCTAGGAATAGTATTAACTTGTATCATGTGTAAATTATTCGGTTGTTGCTGGTTCCTCGATTGGTTCCTCGACTGGTTCTGGTTCTGGTTGCCACGGTAATCCGTGGTTTTGGCTTGGTGTTTTTAACGCATCCAAATTCCTGCCAACCGTCAACTCGATGTTGGCTACGCTATCCGAACCAAGTTTTTCTTTAGTCCATTCGATAGCGTTTTCCTCGGTCACTTCAGCGTATGGCACGCCAAACGATTCAGGGTTTGCCTCGTCTGGTTCAGTGAACCAAACGTCGCCGCTTATTGATGTTGAAAGACCGTCTTCAGTTTTAGTGCAAAGCCAATCAGCCGATTTAATATACCCAGTTTCGGCGTTGCTGTTCGTGTTAGTTATTTGCCAAGTAATCATTTTTATTATCCGTTAGTTGAGCGTGATATTTCGCGCCAAATAGAACCATTTTTTATTAGAGTTATACTGTCGTTTGAACTAGCCAAAGTGCAATCACCAGCAAGCCGCAAATTATCTGAGTCGTCTTTTAAAGTTACATCGCGTGAACTATCTGCGGTTGTTAAATACAAAATGCTGCCGGTGCTTCCTCCGTTGATGGTGTTGAGGTTATCGCTTGAAGCGTCTCCTTGGGTGTCAACAGTATGAACACTAGAGGTAACAGTTATGCCGCCGCTCGCGATAGTAAGTTCGCTAAAACTGCCAAGCGTAGTTAAGCCTCCGCTGACTGTGACGCCACCAGCAAAACTGGCTAGGCCCGCATTATTAATATTTAAAACTTCGGTTCCCGTGCTTGAATTATCGTGACTGCTAATTCGCAGAGTAGGCGTTCCGCTTGAACCAGCCCGATGTCCACTTATTAAAAATCCGTAGTTGTCAGACACAGAAGTAGACAATGCTATCGACGTGAGACCAGTTGTGTTCTGCGTTCCCGAAGGTAATAATTTAAGTGCAGCACTCGAAAACGGAGTGCCAGTGGTTGTGTCTTGCGGTTTGTTAATTGTTACGGTTCCAGCCGAGGTAACTCGTAAACCGTCCTGAACAATTGAACCAGTGCTGTCAACAATTGATAATTGAGCATATCTGTCACTAGACGCATTGTTGCCTTTTAAGACTAAAGCACCTCCGTAACTCCCGCTCCACATTGGCACGTTATTACCAATTGCAATTTTACCGGCAGAATCAATCGTCGCTCTGCTCGCCCCGTCGACCCAAAAATCAATTTTAGAATTTGCCGCATCATCTCCGCGGTCTGACTCTAAAACTAGGTCGCCGCTGTCGTTTGTTCTAACAATTGAATACGGAGTGCCAGTTGCTGAATCACGCAAAGTAATTTCTGGTGCGGTTCCAGTTAAACCAAGTGTCGGGCCGGTTCCTACACTCGCTAAACTTCCTGTACCAATATGCACGTTTCCGGTCGATGAAATTTCTAGGTGACTTGACCCACTAACATTACCGCCAGAAAGACCGAGTGCATCACTCGCGCCAGCATACATTCTAAACACGTTTGAAGCATCATTTCTAAAAACAAGACTACCAGAATTAGCACCTTGAAATCTTGCAATTTCGTTTCCAGTTGATTCTTCGACATCTAACTTGTAGCCGGGACTTGCGACGTTGATGC